GCAGCAGGGCTGCAAGTTAACATGGGCCTTATCCCGCAGGATGTGTACCAGGAGTTCGACAATGTCACGGTCGAGCGTTTTCGATCAGATGACGGCGATACCTTTTTGAACGACCTGCTTCCGCTTAGCCGGTCGGTCAATATCGGGCGTTTGATTTATAAATTCCGCAGGGCCAGTGACGCCGGGGTGACCCAAACCAGCATGACCGGACAAATCGGGGTCAAATTCGATCAGGTTGAGTACAGCTATGATGGAACACTCATCCCGATTCACGACACCGGTTTTTTCCGCAACTGGCGCGAATGGAACGCACAGCAGGCCGAAGGATTTGACGCTTTGGTGGACGATCAGCGCGAGAGCGTTGCAGCACTTCGCCGGAAGCTGGCCGACGTTTTTTTAGATGGCGCAGTTGACGCGGACGGCAATTACATCGTCCTGGATTCAATCGACTGGCAAGGCATGCGCAACGACAGCCGCGTTGCCCAAGTTGACCTGGGCGCTGGCGGTATCAACTTCGATTTCACCGACACGACCAAGACCTACGAGGAAATAGAAGCCGCTTTCAAAGAAGTGCGCGATGTGCTGTGGATCACGAACAACAGCCAGAAAGAGGCTACTTACTATGTCAGCCGGGAGATCGCATCGAACATGGAACGCTACTCATCCGAATACGTTTCAAGCTCCAACAAAATTATTCAGCGCTTATCGAGTTTGATGGGCGTGGCCGATATCAAGGCGAGCTCCAAGCTAAGCGGAAACGAGCTAATGGCTTATCCCCTGGACGGCATGAGCGTTCGGCCTATCGTCGGTATGGGCGTCAATACCGTGGCCATGCCGCGCCCGGTCTACAACTCCAATTATGAGTTTGTCGTATGGGGCGCCGTCGGCTTTCAGGTCGTTCAAGATTACCTCGGCCAATACTGCGCCCTGTTTGCTGCCGTGGCCGCATAACGAAAGGGGTCAGCTATGGCCGAAGGAACGAACACCCATGTAGTGGTGAGATCAGGTTTCTATCGTCGCGTCAACGGTAAGCTTCAGTCACTTGAGAAGGGCTCAACGTTGAAACTTGGAAAGGAGCAGGGCGAAAGGCTGACCAGGCGCGGTTTTGTTGCCGCAATTGAAAAGCCGGTCATTGATATACCTGCTCCGGTCCCCGAGACGCAAAGCAAACCGGACGATTACCCGGAGGACGAAGCAGAACCGGTCAAAGAGAAAAAGAAAAAAAAGGAACCGAAAAAGCGCAAGCAGAAAAAAGAAGCGGTTTGATTCCCCTTTCTGCCCCGCCTGGCTTAGCTCCCGAAAGGTTTTATGGGCGATAATATCGCAAATATCGAATTGCCGGTAGCCGAATGGGTGGATCTTTACACCCTTAGCGGGATTGACGTTGGCTTACCTCTAATGGTGGAGAACAACGGCTCACCCGATGTTTATTTGTGCGTGCAGTCAGCGCAACCGGCAGTTGATCACGATAGCTACAATGTAGTGCAGCGGGGGAACGGTGTGAGGTTGCAGAACGCTCCGGGTTCAGCCGGGGCCTGGGCGTTCTGCAATACCGCAGGGGGAAAAGTTGCGGTCGGTATCGCTCAGCAGGACGGTTTTTTTGATCCGGTTGGTGATGGAAGTGCGCCATCAATCAATCCCGATAATAGCAGTTCAATCTCGCTCGATATCGGTGGGACATTTACCGGAGCATGGATAGATACAACAGGGATTGGCATTGCTTATGTGAGCGTTTACAGCGACGTTGCGAGCGCCATTGATGGCCTCATCATAGAGCAATCGACCGATGGAGTTAACGCCGATCACTCGGACGAATATTCAATACCAGCAGCGCATGGAAAGAACTTCGCGGTCAATCCGCATGCCCATTTTTTGCGCGTTCGATATGTCAACGGATCGATAGCGCAGACTGTTTTTAGACTTCAGACGAAGCTTAATCGCAATGGACTTGCCAGCTCCCACCGAATCAAAGACGATATCACCACCGACGACGATGCCCGCCTAGTCAAATCTATTTTGGCCATCAAGGCCAACGCAGAAGATCAGTACAAAAATATTGAGCTTGCCAACCCGATGCCGGTCAATACTGGACAGCTTTATCAGTCGGATATCAATCTTGAGCATTCCGATATGGGGACGTTTTCCGGTACGCCCATCGATCTGGTTGACGACCGATGGAGTCCAATCACCGACACGACCGCAAATAACCCGAAGGTGATCACGATAGAGTTTGAACGGGCGCTGCAAACATCGATAATTGGTATAACTACCGAGACCGGCAGCTTTTCCAATACCGTTATCAAATACGGCCTAACAACATTTCCCGATCAAACATTGGTTGACGAAAGCGCCGATGCGACGCTTAAAACAACGCTTGTTGCGCCCTCGGTGCCAATCACATTGACGCGCATCGTGCTTGAGTTTCACACGGTCAACACAATCACGCTTACTCATTTGGACATGAGCAAAGACGAGGGCGTGATTGCTCAGATCCAGGGTGTTGACCCGGACGGCGAACTTCTCACGGTCGGAACTTCACGTAACGGCAACCTCAATGTTGGCATTCAGGAGTACGGCGACACTTCGGCTGTTGATGCTTTTGCCCGGCTCAGAATATCAGAACCGTTTACAATATTTGACAGCAAGCAATTATACGACAAGCAACCCATATTCTGGGACGAAATAGTGGGCGGCAGCGCAACATCGGTGCATAGTACCGTTAACGCCGCCACTGTAATGACTGTCACGGCCAACGCAGGTGATTACGTTATCAGACAGACTAAGCAGCGGTTTAATTATCAACCTGGCAAATCCTCGCTTATAGCGTTTACGATGCACTGTGAACAGCAAACCGGAGTAACAAAAAGAGTAGGAGCCTTCGATGGTACTGGTGTCACTTATGAAACGCCGTACAACGGAATTTTCTTTGAGGTTACCGGAACATCAATAAGTTGGAATATAGCCAAAAACGGTTCAACAACAGAAACAGCGACGCAGGCCAATTGGAATTATGACCCTATGGACGGCACCGGTCCGAGTGGTCTTACACTTGACTTAGATGGTGTAATCATTGGATTTTTTGACTATGAATGGCTCGGTGTGGGCCGGGTCAGGTGTGGCTTCTATATATCAGGAGTCCCCAGGTACACGCATTTTTTCACTCATTCAAACGATCCCGCTTTCGTATCGGTTTATACCTCAACACCGAACCTGCCGCTTCGATATTACATATCATCGGACGGCACCGGGGCCGGTACACTGGATCATATCTGCTCAACGGTGATGAGTGAGGGTGGTCTTGAGCAGACAGGTATTGCCCGCAGTATTGACACGCTAAACGTTCACCTTGACGCTAATGCAGCCGATCAGCCGTATGTATTGCTTGCATTGCGATTGAAGTCAACGCACCTTGATTTGACAGTCTTGCCTCAATCGCTAACGATGATCAGCGAAACTAACGATGATTTTAAATTTTTCTTATCGATAAATCCGACCTATGCCGGAACGCTCACATATATTGACATAGCTAATAGCGGTTGCCAAAGGGCGGCAGGAGTTACCGCCAATACAATCAGTGATTATGGAATATTGCTTTATAGCGGGTACGCAAAATCAAGCGGAAGTTTAGGGCAGAATATTGTCAGTAGTTTACGGATAGGAAGTCAAATCGATGGGACACGGGACGAACTGATTTTAGGTGTGGTTCCACTCGGGAGCAATTCAGATATCCAAGGTTCGCTCATTTTCAGGGAGCTTTTATAGCATGAGTTATCAATTAGAAGTGACGCCGCAAGCCGGAGCAACGCCGAACGATTTGGGTATTACATTCGGAGCGACCGCAACGATTGAATTTATCCAGACACCCGAAAAACTGCTCAATAAAAACGTGACCGGAATTGAGCTTGTGACCGTAAATACAGCCGGGGCCTATGTGACTAAGGGGCCGTTTAACGCCTTACTACCGTGGGGTAACATTATCAGCATGGTTTATTGAGGTGATCTATGGCGCAACGAACTACAATACAGGAAGTCCGAGATATCCTGCCGCCCGATGTTGAGGCCATCGTAACCGACACGCAAATTCAGGCAGCTATCGATATGGCCGTTTGTGTGGTGGATCAGTTCGCGGCGAGCTTCTGCGGGCTAAGCTATACCGATGCTTGTTTGACGCAAATCGAAACTTTGATGGCCGCGCACTTTTTGGCACTGTCAAACCCTACGATGACCCTATCATCCGAAAGCAACGATACGTGTTGCCGTGTTTCGGTAAAATACGGTTATAAATTCGATAAGGGCATCATGGGAACACCCTACGGTCAAGCGGCCAACACTCTTTCAGGAGGCTGTCTGCAGGAGTGGGATAAGCAACCGGCTAATATTTTTAGTATCGGCGCTCATGGCGGCGATGCACAGGATTATTTTGCGTAATGGCAAACCATCTTTTCATACGAGCCCTAAACAAATGTGGACAAGAGATCAGCGTACTATCCCGCGAACTGACCGAGGCGGGCTTTGGGGACTCTCAACCGGTGGAGGTTTTCACGGAGATCGACACCCCGCTTGCCATCGTAAAGACGCTCTCAAGTGATATTAGCGGGCGGGGGGATAAACTCTTTGACGGTATCCAGATAGTAGAGGGGGCAACGCACGTCTTTTGTGCGCAGTACTCAGCTACTTTAGATCCGGTTGAACACCATAACTATTTCATCGATTTGAGCGCTGAGCGTTACAAGATTTTGGCGGTCACGAATATAGACGAACGAAACCAGGTCATAGCTTTTCAGGCCGCTAAGCGTGGGGATGACACAGCGGAGGCTTCCGAGGCATGACAATTACAATAAAAGCCACTAAAGGCACAAAAAAAACGCTGATCGATTTAGGCGAAGCCCCGCACAAGCACAAAAAAGCGCTAAAACTGGCGCTCAATGAAACCGGTTCTGAGGTGATCAACAAGATGGCCAATTACATTTTCAATCCCCCGAAAACGGGCCGGATTTATAATTTTAGAGGGCGAAAGCACCAAGCCTCAGCACCCGGAGAAAGTCCAGCGAACAGGACCGGGCGCTTAGCGAAGTCCGGTGATTATAAGGTGCATAGCTACATGAGAATGGAAGTAGGCGAAACAGCGCCATATGCTGGCTATTTGGAGCACGGAACGACACGCATGCTTCCAAGGCCGCACATTATAAGGGCAGTAAACGCAAACCATCGCAACATGGTCCGGGCGATACAGGAGCACGTTAAAAGGGAGCTGAGCGATTGAGTATTACACCATCACAGATTGTCAGACACCTACAGACCTATTTGCCGCTATTTACCAGCGCTTTCACGGAAACGCTGACAGTAACCGGGGCGGCGATGGGCGCGAGTAATACAATGACGGTCACGGCCACAGGTCACGGCCTAAGCCCTGGTGATCAAATAGTGCTTACAAACGGGACAACCCGCAACCCATTGACCGGCGCTGTTCTCGATGGTGACAACGTAATATTTGAAACTGGATATGATCACGACGTAACAGCCCCCCAGTTATTCGATGACCCCGACACGCTCACGCTCGGTGGGTTCGGCGGTGTATGGGACGGCGAGCATGATATAGTGGATATTACAAACCGCCAGCACTTTACGCTCGCCCTTCCGACCGGCGAGACTTTAGCCCCGGTCCTGGGAGGCTCCGAATATCTGATTGATTCTATTCCGTTGGGTGCATTCACTGTCATCACATCGTTTTCAGCGATGTGGCCGAACAGCCCCAGGGGACCGTTGATGGCTTGGAAGTCATAACTGGTTTTCGGATCTACGCGGCGGCAGATTACGAGCGGTCCAAAGCAGCTTACACCAAGCAAACCGGTGCCAAGCTATGCTTATTTGTAATCATGACCGACACCGACGTATCGAAAGACCCGCACACGCTAAACGATGCCATTGCAGGGCTTACCGCTCAAGATGAGCGACTTTTGAAGCTGTTGCAGAACTTCAGTACTACCGTTTTTATCCCGACGACCGGCGACCTGTCCGGGGCCGATGCTCAAGACCTTGCTTATGGTATGCTCAATACAGCGCTCTTATCAGCTCTTTTCAACACGACGATAGCAACCGATAGTTTGATACCCTACGTCACGGTGCCCGCGGGAAATGGTCCAGGAGAATACAATACGGCTTTTTATGTGCAGGTTTGGGACTGGCAACTTCCGAGCGTAATCAATTACGCAGACGGATTTAACCAGGCACCCGAAAGCGCTTTCAGGGATATCGCGCAAACGCTTGATTTGATGGGTGACGATCAGGCGCAACTTACACAAAATATCGATTTGGATGACGACCCGATAATACCGACATAAATAGTGGGAGGGCCAATGCCTAAAATCACGATAGTCAATAATTGCAACGTTGCGATCCACGGCCTCAAACCAGGGGCGCAACTCAAAATTGAAGCCGACGTCAATGGGACTCCGCTGGATTTTCTTTGGCGGCGTCGCCTCAGAGATAGCGCCATTGATGGTGCTATCGTTCGAATAGATGACGAAAAACCACAATATTTCGAAACGGAGGGCTAAACTATGGGAAGTGTAACTTCAAACCCCCAAGTGAATATCCAATTGCTTCCTGCCGCGCTGGTGGACGCTTTCGCGGACCGCCGCGATATCATTTTTGGTCAAATCGGATCGACTGGAACAGCAGTTGACGGAGCGCTAAACGTCGATGTGCACACGAAAACAACGGCGCAAATAAAAACCCTATTTGGTGCAGACACTTTTCTAACAAATCAGATTTTAGCCTGGCTGAGTTCAAATGGCGCTTATAGCCCCCTGGATGTCATCGGCTTAGATCCGAGCGGAACCGGTGTTGCAGGTCAAGGAGTGGTGACCTTCGGCGGCGGTCCTGCGACTTCGGACGGGACTTATTATGTGTCGTTCGTCGATGAGGAGCAATATCAAGTTGAAGTAGCCGTGACTTCCGGGGATACCGTAACGGATATCGGTGATGCGCTTGTGACGGCTATCGGAACTCTTACAGATCCGGTTTTCAGTGTGGCGAATGTGGCCGGCGCGGTGACCGCCACAGCTAAAGACCTCGGCACCATCGGAAATTATTACGGAATTAAAGTCGAGGGAACCGTTCCCGGTGTGACCGTCGCCATTACCGCGTGGTCGGCTGGACCAGGAGCAAATGACCCGGTTCTGACCGGCATCTTAGATCCAATTGCGGGAATACGCTATACCGGCATGCTATGGCCGGAAGCCTGGGATGCAAGCTTAAGCATTCCCGAGGATGAGCTTGAAACACGTTTCAACGCATCCAACGCCATTCTTGACGGTATTGTCTTTTGTGGGCTAAGCGATACTTACGCAAATATTGTCTCAGCGCTCGCAACAGAAAATAGTAAATGCACCGTTCGCATGGGAGCCCCGTTAGTTGACCTCGACGATATCAAAGGGCCTGCCATTTTGCGTCCGGCTGATTGGGTAGCGGCTGAGTTCGCCGGGATTAGAGCGCGACGGCTGACCACGGACGCGCCGATTGCTGATTACATTATAACGACTTCGGGGGGCCTTGATGCGTTCGGCGGTCCCGGCCTGGCCAGCTTGCCATATTTCAATACGCCTTTGGCCGACACGCCCGTAACGCCTGCGACTAACCTGTTTTCAGCAACCGAGCAGTCGAGTCTTGAGGATGAGGGGTTCACGGTTTACGGGGTCAACAGCGCACAGAATTACATGCTAATGGGACCGGTCGTGACAAATTGGGTCACGGACGCCGGGGGTAATCCCAACGATAGTTTCCACTATCTCAACTATGTCGATACCGGGAGTGCTTGCCGTGAGATCTTTTACAGCGTGCTGAAATCGACTTTCGCTCAATCGCGCTTGACGACCGGTGACCTTATCCCGGGGCGCAGTATGGCTAACGCGGAGTCCATCAAAGCCGTTCTGCTCAAAATCTATCGGGTGCTTTCTAACCTGGCGCTGACCCAGGCAGGACGCGAAGCCGAATCCTATTTCAGCCAGAATACAACTGTTACGGTCAGCCTCGCAGATCGTAAGGCCACCATCGATGGACCGCTCCCGATAGTGACTCAGCTCGGGACGATAAACTACGCCTTACAACTCAGCTTTACGATTACAGGAATCGGCACGGAAATTACTGTTTAAATTGATATTTTATAACATACTTCTTGTTTTTAAACATGAAATGAGGGGGGCAAAATGAGCAATAAAACTTTAAGCGTGCCGACAGTAATCGTCAACAACGAGACCATGTCAATAGTCCC